AGAAAATGCCGTGTATGCAAAGCAAAAGTATTCCAGACCGTATGCTGCAGGAAAGAAAAAGCCAATATATGCCAGGAACACTGTAGAAAATGCGAACATTACCTGGACTTTATGCAGAGATGCATATACCGGGAAAAGACAGAAGAACCAGAAGAAGACAACAACGAAAAAGAAGAAAAATAAAACCGCCCAGAGAAGAACTCTGAGCGGAAGTGCCGTAGCACCAAACCACTATGTAAATTATAAGTGAAACGGCACAAAATGTCAAGAAAAAAGGGGAGTTCAGCCCCTTTTGAGGACTTGATATAGTAGTTAATTCTTGGAACAGGAATTTAAAAAAGTGCCGTACCGAAAAGAAATATTTCAAGCACCCGGAATTTATGAAGTGAAAAAATATCACACATATCGATTAGGGGGAAACAGAGTCAGAGGTCCCAATATCCAAAAAACAGATGAAGGACTCAAGAAAAGAAACTCCCGCCGGGCGAAAACAAAACTCTACCGGCTCATAGCTACCAATTTCAAAAGAGATGATCTGCGTATTGACTTGACATATGCAAATCCGGAGCCGACAGCAGAAGAAGCCAAAAACAGAATAAGAAAATTTATCAGAGACCTCCGCAAAAAATATAAAAAGAAAAATGCGGAACTGAAATATATCTACGTCACAGAACATGTCCGACATCGAGTACATCATCACGTTCTGATTAACGAAGGAGGAATATCAAGATCAGAAATCAATGAATGCTGGCCGTGGGCAAAATTCAATTACAGGTCATTCCGGTACTTTGACGGAAGCCCAGAAGACTGCATGAGACTTGCGGAATATTTTGTAAAAGAAACAGATGAAGAAATCCGAAGTGAAACCGCCGTACAGAAAATCCGATGGGTACCGTCTAAAAATCTAAAGCAGCCAAACGTGAAAAAGGTAACCATCTACGCCAGGAAATGGAAAGACAATCCGACACCGAAAAAAGGCTATCAGATAGTCAAAGTAGAAAGCGGCTACACAGCAGACGGATTCCCCTATCAGTTTTATCGAATGTACAAAGTGAATGAAAGGAACGTATGGCCAATCACGCAGTCGAGAGTACCGAAGAAGAAAAAAGAATGTACCGTGAAACAGGCAAGAGACAAGCCGAGGAGAAGAACATGAAATCATACATAGAATTTTTGAAATCAAAAGAATTTTCTGCTAAGACATGCGGAATAAAGATGCCGATAGAAACAATCAAGAAGAAATTTCCGAGCCTGTTTGATTACCAGGTAGATATCGTCAGATGGGCAGTAGCAAAAGGCAGGAGCGCCATTTTCGCAGGAACAGGATTAGGAAAGACAAGAATGCAATTGGCATGGGCATCAGTTGTCGGCGGCGATGTGCTAATATTTGCCCCGCTTGCTGTAGACCATCAGACAGTCAAAGAAGGAGAAAAAATGGGGCTGGCAGTCCATATCGCAACATCTAATGAAGACATCAAATCGGGGATCAATATTACAAACTATGAAAAAATGGATAAATTTGATTTCAGCCGTTTTCACGGACTGGTATTAGATGAGTCATCTATTCTTAAATCACAGACCGGGAAAATCCGCACCGAACTCATCAACAAATCAAAAGACGTTCCATTCCGTTTAGCATGCACCGCCACACCGGCACCGAATGACTATATGGAACTAGGAAACCACTCAGAATTTTTAGGAATTATGACAGAGCTGGAAATGCTTGCCATGTTCTTTATACACGACGGGAGCAACACAAGTAAATGGAGACTAAAAGGGCACGCCGTCTCCGATTTTTGGGAATGGGTATCTTCATGGGCGGTCATGATGACCAATCCGACGGATTTAGGATATGACGGAGAAAAATTTGAATTGCCGCCGCTTACCATCCGTCAGATCACCGTACAGACAGAAACCATGGACGGATTTCTGTTTCCGGTAGAAGCGTCAACATTGCAGGAACGGCAGCAGGCAAGACGGGAAAGCATCATGCAAAGAGTGGCGGCA